CCTTGAGTTGAGCCGTAACCTATAGTCCAAACACCAGCAGCACATTTATATGCTTCAAGTTCACAACCTTCAAACTGTTTTATAAGTTCAATACCTTCATCAGATATGTGCATATTAGTCCTCCTTACTAGGCGTGTTAGAAGCTCCAAAATAAAATGAAATAACCGCACTGGCTAAACCTCCTAAATATCCTAGAACTAAGTTGATAAGAGCTTCTGAGTTTTGCTCTGGGGGTTGAATAGTTACTAAAAATATATACCCTAAAAATCCACCGACAGTAGCTATACCCATAATACGTGCAGTCCAATCTTTGCTAAATTTACCTCTAGCGTCTTGTTTGTCTTGTACTTCTAGTTTAAATACGTCTACGTCAAGTTCTTTCATTTGAACTTCAAAGGCTTGTTCAGCTTTTTTAAGCTCCATCATTTGTTCAGGTGTGGCAGATTGTATAGCGTTATTTATAGCTTTAGGACTGTCATCACAACCTAAAACTTCACAAATAACTTTACTAGCCATGCCTCCTAGTGGTCCGCCTAAAGCAGAGCCAAGAGTAGGAGCGACACTACCTACGACGTTTTTTAATAAACCTTTTAACATAATTACTCCCAAGTAAATACTTTTAATGGTTTGCTTTTGCCTTTGACTATTATAGGTGATAATTCTTTTAAATAGTAGCCACAGTAAGATTCTGTAGTTTCGCCTATTAGTATATTTACACCACACTCTTTAGTAGCTGACTCAAGTCTAGCAGCAGTATTAACTGCGTCGCCTATAGCGGTGTAATCAAATCTAGTTTCACTACCCATGTTCCCCACTATGGCTTCTCCTGTATTTATACCTATACCTATGGCTATTCCTGGCAAGTTTTCAGACAATAACTCTTGGTTTAATATAGTTATGTTTTTCATTATTTCTACACCACACTCCACCGCTGTTTTTTCATGATTGTCCATGTTTAGTGGTGCATTAAAAATAGCCATCATTGCATCCCCTATATATTTATCTACCATGCCTCCGTATTTTTGTACAGCTTTTTGTTGCGCGTTTAAAACTTTATTCATAATATAGGTAACTTGTTCAGGCTCTACGCTTTCTGACAATGCGGTAAAGCCTCTTAAGTCAGTAAATATAAAAGTACATCTACGTTTTTCTCCTCCTAATTTTAATAACTCAGGGTTATTTTGTAATTGTTTCACTTGTCGTGGGTCGAGATAGTGTTCAAATTGTTTTTTAATTTGTTGTCTAAGTTTGAACTGCTCTTTAAAACGTAGATAAAAAGCTAACGTACCTATAATAAAAGTAGAAACTAATGACCACGTAAAATCTATTAAAAGTCCTCCTCTTATAATGTATAAAGCTAAAACAAACTGAGTTAATAAAACAAATACAAAACTAAAAGCACTTAATAAAATACCGAAATAATTTATATAAAACCATGCCATACCTATAGAAACTAAAAATATCAATATTTCTAAAGCTAGGCTATAATCAGGTATATATGGTGAATTTTCTATTAAAATTGACTCAGCTAATGCTGCTTGGATTTTGTGTGGTTCTAGGAGTCCTGCTGGCGTTGCCACTTGTGGCATTACACCTTGTGCTGTTACCCCTACAAAGACAAACTTACCCTCTACATCCATTTCATCAAGATTAGTTTCAGGAGTATCTACCCAACTTATCCACTTACGACCTAATAAATCAGTTTTAACTGGCGGTATACCTTTAACTGTTATTTCTTGTATTCCGTTTTGATTAGTTTTTATAATGTAGGTGTCTGAACCTGCTAATATTTTAAGCACTTGGGTACCGTATGCAGGTATCCAACCGTCCTCGCTTTGCATAAGTAAGGGTATACGCCTAACTAAATTGTCTACGTCTACTGGAGCGACTGCGACGCCCTCAGGAGCCGATATAACGTTTTGCCTCACCCCTCTAGCTGGATAACCTTTAACGTCTGGACCGAGGACTACCGTACCTGTGGTACGTGGGTAAAACTTACTGTTATTTTCAAACATAGCTAATACCGTAGGTACGGTCATACGTATGCTTTCAGCAAACTCCTTATCTCCGCCGAACCTATCTTGCTCTGTAAAAGCTATTACCCAACCTACTCCTATAGCTCCCTTACCAGTTAGTTGTTTTTGTATTTCCGCTAACCGTTGTCTAGGAAAAGGATAGCCACCCTCATTCACTACGTCTTGTTCCGTAATATTTAAAACTGTAAAATAACCAGAAGGTTCATGTTGTTCAACAAACGAATCAAAAAATTTTAATTTTAAAGTTTCATAAAACGCTGGTTGATATATTAGGGGTAAACTTAAAAAAGTTGAAGCTATTAAAAACGGTATAATCTTTTTCATGAGCTTTGTTTTATAGTGATAGTAGAAGTTCCTCCACCGTTCACTTTTATAGTATTACTTACTCCATCTTGTATAAATATTAACGTATATCCTGTTGAACTACTAATATCTAATCTAAGTTTTTGTTGAACTTCCCTTCTGAATGATATTGTGTCACCTTGTACTATTGTTATTATTTGTGTTTCAAGGTCTTGACCTATTTCAGTACCTTGTATACTTGAACCTATAGAACTTTTAAGTTCTTCCTCTTTTAGTGAATCTAGTTCTTCTACTATGGCTAGTAAATCTTCAAAAAAGTTTACGTCTAAATAATTAATATCTAATTCACTGAATTCTAGATTATCTTCTTGTAGAGCATCTGTATCAAGTTCTTCAAATTCAAGGTAATCGATATCTAAAACGTTTTTACTTTTATCTTTACTTTCAGCTTCAATATTTAATTTTACATTTTTAGGTGGGTTGACTATTAACATGTTATCAATAGTTTCTAAACTTAGATCTAAAATTACTGGAGAGCTGGGTCTGTTTTCAAAAACGTTGACTGTGGTAGCTTCGTATGGTTTATTGAGAGTTACGCTACCTAAAGCTGTAGTAACTAATATTTCACCGCTAGAAACTCCGTTAGCGTCTGGGAGCAAAATAATTAAACTACGTCCTAATTCATCTACTGTACAAGTGAAGTCTGTACCGCGTATAGCTATGTTAGCTGTAGGTGTGGTAATAGAAATATTTTCTTTATTTATAGCTCCTAGTTTACCAGTAATAAATCTAGCTGTACCAGAAGCAAAGTTAAGAGCTAATTTTGAGTTGTTTGGGTTAGGGTCAAAAACGTATTCATCTATAGTAAGTTTTGAATGTACAGTTAATTTAACTACAGAATCATCTAAAAAAGTAATACCAATACGACCTACGTTAGTTTCTACTAGATCGTTTTGTTGAATATTGAAATCTAACGAAGCTTGAAAAGCCTCATCTCTTATTATTTGAGCTTGACCTTTTAGTTCTGTAACGTCACCGACTTCAACAAGTGGTTGTTGTTCCGCCGTCGTTTTGAATGACGCAAATATTAGAATTAGAAGCAGTACTTTCAATTTTGACATAATCTCTAGCTAAAGTTGAAGCTTGTGTTACATCTATTGTATTACTACTTCCGTCTAAATCTAAATAAAAATATCCACTGTCAGCTGAGGTTGTCCCTGAATACCCACTACCGCTAAAAGTAACATCATTAGAACTACCGTTAATGTCCATATAATTCGTAGCATTTTCATAGTCTATATCAAAGTCAAAAGTGTTACTACCGCCTGTAATAATCCAGTCTAAATTTAAATAACTGGTGTCGTCGCTTTCTGCTATTTTTAAATCAAATGTATTACTTGAGCCTGTAACGTCTATGTTTAAATCAACGTAGTCAGCGGTAATTAAACCTGTGCTGTTCATCAATATGTCAAAAGTGTTGCTATCGCCTGCAAACTCAAAAAAGCCAGTAAAGTTATCACCGTCTATAGCGTCTGACCTAAATAAGTTACTAGAACCTATTTGGTTAATATCTAGCGTCATACTAACACCATCTAAATCTAAAGCAGTCATACTGCCAGAAGTCGCTGAAGTACCACCTATAAGGTTAGAACTACCTATTTGTTCTAAATCAATAGTAGCTGAATTACCTACTTGATTAACGTAAATTTCATTATCTGCTAGTGCTAAACCAATAAATAAAATTGGTAAAAATTTTTTCAATTTAATAAACTCCAATAATTTTTATGTATTCCTATTTTAATTGTTTCTAAAACTGCTGTTTCAATAGCGTTTTGTAGAGCGATATTAGTAGACTCATTCTCTACTATTCCGTTTTCAATCTCTATAAGTTCTGTGTTTTCACTAATGAACCTAAAGACATCTTGGTTTAATGATACGCTTAAAATGGTCTTTGACACAAGTACTTCGATTAAAACTTTTCCTGTACTTACGGAAATAGTCCTTAAAGAAACAGTAACCGTGTCTTGTCTGTATTGTTTTGTTGCTCCTATGCCTAAATACCTAGCACCTAAACCACCAGAACGTACATTACTTTCATACCCTATAACTCCGCCTTCTAGTATCATACCAGCAAAAGTTAGGGGAAGCAGTTTAGTCTCTTCATCAAATGATTCTCGTGTTGAACGTATAAGTTGTCTTTCCTTAGTTAAATTATCTAAACCGACACGCTCTACTACATCAAAAAATTCACCGCCTCCAGCGTGTTTTAACGCTCTAATTAAATATGCATGAGGAGCTTGAGTAACTGCGGTAGAAAAAGTAGCAAACTGACTATTACTTCTACGTTGACCAGTTTGGTCAGTAAAACTTGTAGCATAAACTGCTACGCTAGGTTTTAATTTAGGCTGACCGATATCATAAAGTTCTTGATTTATTAAACTACCAACCTCGGCTTTTTTAACTACAGTTATAGGAGGAACTTTATTGCTTAATACAGAGCAACTAGAAAGTAAAACTACCGATAGGTAAAGTAATAATTGTTTCATTTCCGTCTGCATCTGTTACTGTTAAAGTTATATATTCACCATCTGATATGTATTGTATCGTATTACCTTCAAGCTCTATTGTTCCTGATTCGCTTTTGGTTTCGCCAAATAAATTCTCAACCAACTGTCTTGAGAGTTGAGCGTATATTCTACTTTCTAAATTCTTAATAAACCTAGCTAAAGTAGTATTTTCAGCCTCTCGTTTGAGTTCTTCTTGATAGGCTTTAATTTCTTCTTTAATAGCTTCTTTACGATTGAACTCTTGGTTTTCTATTGTTAAATAGTGAGCAGAAGTACCAATACCTGAAAAGCTAGGGTTTTTAAATTGATGAACCATTTCATCTGCCGAAACAGATAAACATATACATAATAAACTAATCTTTCCTTTGATCATCTCTATCTGCTTTGGCTATTTTATTAGTATCTATAAGTTGCGGTATGCCTAAAATAGTTTTAATTAAAGTATCTTGACGAATAATCTCGTTATCAAGACTGCGAACCCTGTCTATTAGAGCTACTAAAATACCGTGTTGAGAATCTAGTTTAGTACCAAGACGTTGTTCCATCGCTGTAATCTGTTCAGCAACTTTTTCATCTAAGACATCTACCTTAGTTTCCATACCGTCAATAATACGGTTAATAAGCTTCCAAATGAACAGTCCTAATCCTAACGCTGCTGCAATAGGAAAGCCAACTTCGTTGATAAGTTGGACAAAGCTGTCCATTTAGAAAAAGAGTTTGTCGATACCTAAAGAAGCAGCAAAGGCTATATACAGACCAAAAATAAGTTTTTCTAATCTATCAAATTTATCTTTGCCCTCATCTAAACGCTTTTCAATATTAGCGTATCTAACCGCACATTCTTTTTCATGTGCTTCGATCTTGATGAGTGCTTCTTTTACGGTAGCCATATTATTTCTTGATAATAGATTTGATTTTAGATTTGGCTTGAACAATCCATTCAGGCTTCCATTGATGTATCAATACACCTGCAGCTAGTATTCCAAATATTAGAATTAACCATTCCATCTTAATTTACCTCTTGGTTAAGCTCTTTGGTTTCAGATTCTTTTGGTTCTTCTTTAAAGCTCTCAGTAAAAGCGTTTTGAAATACGCTAAGTGAGGCGTTAACCTGATCCAACTCAAACTGAATCCTTGTTTGCTTGTTTTTTAAATCAACAATTTGTTGATAAAAATATTTTTGTTGATCGTTAAAATCTTTAACTTTTAACTCCTTGTCGTCTAAAAAGACTACATTATCTTTTGCTTCTTGAGTCATCTCTCTTCTCCTTTTCTCAAAATTAAGCTACTAAAGTTTTAGTTACTGAAGTTGGATTCTTTTGGTCTGCGATATTAGCATCCAATCCATCTTTCAGACTTTGTACTTCTTCAGCACCCATAGCAGCTTCAACCCAACCTTGTACTTGTGAGCTTGTTACGCTGTCAAAGTTTGTGAAGTTTGATAGGTCTGAAGTATCAAGGCTTTGAGTACCATAGACTGAAGCAACATAAGGATTACCTTCTGCATCGACTTCAGTATCGGTAGCGTTCAAACGCCAGTGTACGTTATAAATCACATTGCTGTGACCTTCTTCGGATGGGTACACATCAACTGTGTTTACATTCCATTCATA